GCTGCGCGGGCTCCGGCGGTCTGGGCCTCACGGGAGCCGGTGACGAGGACGCGGTAGTGGCTGGGCACTGGTACCTACCTCCTGGGATCGGGAGTTAACAGGTGCGCGTAGATCGGTGTCAGGGCGCTGAGAAGCACCACGACCCACGCGCTGAGCAGTGAGAGGAGCACGGTGTGCACCGGTCACCTCGCCACTGGGATCGGCGGGCTGAACGTGCCGACCGCGAGCCAGAGGCTGTGGGACTCGCGTCGCCACTGCTCAAGGACCTCGGGGTCCTCGCCCGGCTCGGACAGCGCGAGGGTGTGGAGTTCGACCCCGAGATCGATGCACTCAAGGGTCTGGGACAGGGTGAGGGAAGGCATGGGCGCTCCTGAAGTCGCAGTTACCGGAGTGCAGCGCGTGGTGGCCGCTACTCCGATGAGTTCACGTTCTGCAAGGCGACGGAGGAGCCAAGGGGTTGGGGTTGACGTTGCAGTTGGGGTTGAGTGCGAGGTGAGACGCGACAACCGGATCGTTAGTAACTATGGGACTGTGGCACTGTGTGAGTGGTGGCAAAGGAGCAGAGGCACTGGGTGTAGGGAACAGTTGCTCCGTTGCTGGAAACCCTGCGAACCCCGTTACCTAGAAACCGGGTAGGGGAACCGTGGCTGCTTGGGCGAACCCGGACCCCAGTACCCAGTAGGTACTGGCTTGGTTACCTAGCGCCTGGAGGCTCTGGGGGGGCAGACCGGAGAGGCAAGCCCCCCCGGTTCTTCAGTTACGAGTTGTGTGCGGCCCAAAAACGAGCAGCTAGCAACTGGGTGCCGGGGGTTCCCAAGGTACCCTGTCCCAAATTCCAAAGAACCACAGGGGCAAGTTGCAAGAAGTTACCCTTGACAAAGCAACGGTTGCCGCGGTTACACTTACTCCGTAGCAGTTGTTACCCAGTTGCTACCAAAACCGAGTACCTTTCCCGCAAAGCAGGGTTAAATAGCACCTAAGCCACAGAACGTTGTCGAGCTTGCAAACGGTGAGCAGGCTTTGGACCTTGCCGCCGGTTTCGAGCCGCTGCGTGCCCAGCTGGCCTTTTTGCAGTCTGAGGCCAAGTTTCGGTTGTACTCGGGTGGCTTTGGTTCTGGTAAGAGCCTTATTGGCTGCCGGGAGTCGATTTACCACGCACTGGCGTACCCAGGTACCTACGGTCTTGTTGGCCGTCTCCGTTTCAAGGACCTTGAAGCCACAACCATGCGTACCTTTGACCAGCTACTGACGCAAATGGGTATCAACTCACCTGCGTACGTGACTGAGTTCAACAAGCGCACGATGACGATGCGGTTCTCAAACGGGTCCGAGGTACTGTTCTCAGGCCTCGACGACGAGATGAAGCTCCGCTCAGCGGAGTACTCGTGGATCTTTGTGGACGAGGGTTCCGAGGTCCCAGACGACATCTACCAGACGTTGCTGGGTCGCCTCCGTTACAAGGATCCACGTCGCCTCTGGGTAACGACTAACCCAGGAGCAAGTGGCTGGCTCAGGCGCAACTTTGTTAACACCACGAAGCCAGGTTTCGATCACTTCCGCGCCCCCACTACTGAAAATCACCATTTGCCCCAGGATTACCTGGACTCCCTGCTCACAGACTACAACGACGTTTGGCGGGAGCGTTACTTGCAGGGCAGCTGGGACGTCTTCGAGGGCCAGGTCTTCACGATGCTGGACGACCGCAAGCACCTTATTGACGGCTTTGTCCCCACCCCAGTCCACGATATCTACTGCGGCATCGACTTCGGCTACCGTAACCCGACGGCAATTGTGTGGCTGGCTGTCCACAAGGACGGCGAGGAGCCAATTATCGTCTTCGCCGAGCACCAGGTCTCAGAGCAGACGCCCAACTGGCACGTAAGGCAGATCCGCGCGATCAATGATCAGTACAAGATCAACCCGGAGGGGATCAGGTGGTACGGAGACCCAGCAGGCTCGCAGGTTCAAGGACTCAAAGGTTTGTCGTATATAACGGAGTACGGGAACCTTGGTATCTACGGAATACAGCCCTCAACCAAGGAGCCCTCTGTGAGGGCGATGCGCCTTGGAAAGCTTTTTTCAACGGACATCGTGCATCGCGATGGAAAGCTCCCAAGCATCCAGGTCGATAGGCGCTGCCGCCAAACGTGGCAGTCGCTGGTCAATTACCGCTACGCCGAACACCGGAGTCTGACCGGCGAGGACGCCAAGGAGCAGTTCCACAAGCACGACGACCACTTGGTCGACGCACTGGGTTACGCGGTGATGAACATCATCGAACCGGAAGCCAAGCAGCCGTTCCGTATACCCCCTGGGGTGGCAAAACCAATACGCCCGAAGGATATTGACGACTTCATGGCTCGCTCTTTACGAGACACAAGTACTTCAAATATGCTCGGGATTGACGTTTAGCTAATTGCAGTAGCGCAGAATATCCTCTGTCTACCGGAGGACGTTCTTTCATGGCTGACCGTTGGGTTAAGACCCCTCACACCTACCCCTACACCTGCCACCGCTGTCACACCAGCGACCCGGCAAAGGGCCCCTACCTGTATCTGGACTGGAATTACACCGACTCAGACTCGGGTACTGATTGCCGCTTTTTCATGTGCAACCACTGTTACCAGTACATCGGCAGGCTCGAGGGTGCTCCCGCTGCGGACGTCAGCCCCCAGGTAAAGCAGCTTGAAAAGGTGCTTGCCGCCGCGAACGCCGAGATCCAGAGGCTGAAGGAAACCCCCCCGGTCTTCAAGGTCGTCTCAATTGACGAAGTCAAGACCGAGATCAAGCCCAAGCCCGCAGCGCGCAAGCGCCCCGCCGCCAAGAAGAAGCCAGCTAAGGACGCGGCGTGATCTGGGCTGTAGTTCTTGTAGCGATCACCGGGTTTGGTGTGCTCGTTTACTGGAACAAGTGTCTACACGAGAAGCACATGAAGGAGATCCAGCTGTGGCATGACGCACACGCAGCCCAGCTGGAGACCCAGGCCGCACTGCTTGAGAAGGCTCAGCGGCCCTGGGGTACCGAGGACAAGGAGGCCGTTGAGACAAGTGGCCAGGATCTCCTCGAGCTGCTCGACCAGGAGTGGCTGAACTCTGAAGAATCAGAGGTTGTCTTTGACGACGACCTCGTTGCTATTGGAGGTACTACCGAATAATGCCCGTGACGACGAACAACGTCGTGGTCGGCACGTCACCCACCCGGCTTTTCGAGTCGTCCGCGGCGCGGCGTGACTTCCATGTCTACAACGGGGGTACTGAGGCTGTCTATATCGGCGGCGCAGACGTCACCCCCCAGGATGGGATTCCGCTCCAGGCCGGAGGTATCTGGTGGCTTCAGCAGGCCCACCCGACCGACGCCTGTACTCGGTACCCCTGGTACGCAGTCTCCGGCGGAGCTGACGTAACTCTCCGCGTTCTGGAGGTGGGTGGCTGATGGGTTCATTTACTAACAGCTTCGAGAACATGATCATGGAGGACGCCTTCGGGACTACCCCGGCGACGTACCCCGACACCTACTACGTGGGTATCTGGACTCAGCCTATCTCAGAGATCTCCGACGGTGACACCGACGGCGAGCCCGCAGACCCTAACTACGCTCGGCAGCCAGTGGAGCGGGCGACCGGTTGGAGCACTCCCACTGCCGGGATCGTGACCAACCTCGAGGCCGTCCAGTTTCCGATGGCGTCAGTGGACTGGGGCAATATCACCCACGTAGCGCTACTTGACGCTGAGACGAGCGGGAACATGCTGGCCCATACTTCAATCGTCCCGATCCCCATCGTTAAGGACGACATTGTGGTGTTCCGTACCAGCGAGATTGTGGTGGCGCTGGACTAATGGCACGGAACATTGAACTAGACGCAATGGATGGCGGCGCAGTTGTCGCCACCGATGAGCTCAACGACGGTACCCATGCAGAGCTGATCAAGCTCGCTGTCTCTGCCGACGGCGAGCGCGCGCTGATCCCCGCCGACGACGTCAAGGGCCTCAAGGTTGACGCTTCCGGCCGAGGGATGAACGTTTCCCAGGGGCTTGAGACGGTCAGCAACACGACTCCTGTGCCGTCTGTTTCTGGTTCCGGGTATATCCCCGAGGACCCCACCCGCCGGTCGCTGATGATTCAGAACGAGTCAGAAACCCGCGACACCGTCTACCTCAGCGGGCAGAACGGCGGTGGCAAGAACGGGATCTTGATCCGTTACGGGGAGATCTTTGTGGTTGACAAGTCGCCGGGGGCGGCTTTTTACCTGTGGCGCGATGAGACCGTAGGTTCCTGTCAGGTCTTTTGGATGGCGGAGCTGGATTAGTGGGTTACCACATTGCCAACCGGCGTATCCAGAACACAAGGTTCGCCGAGCTTGTTCCTGTTCCTTACAACGAGTTCATCCCGGCTGGGACGATCCTCCCGTACATGAAGCTTGCTAGCGATACCGAGGCCCCCGCGGGCTGGTACTTCCTGGACGGCTCAACCTTTGAAACGCTGGGAAACCCCAGGCTCGCCGCGCTGTTCCCCGACGGAACGCTTCCCGACTTCCGTGGCAAGGCGATCATGGCTGAGGGGCCCGGTGTTACAGCTGGCCCAGGCGGCAGCAACTCGCTCACACTGACTCCCGCCCAGCTCCCAGGTCACAGTCACAACGTTTATTTCCACGATCCGACGCACCCCCACAGGTTCATGCACTCCCGAATTGTCGGTGCGCTGAACCCCGGCGGCACTTATATTGAGATCTCAGCCAACGAGCACGGCCCCCCGGACACCCCGCACGATGGCCAGGTTCTTGCGGCCGGTACCGGTGGCTTTGTCCACGACAATGCAGGGGGAGTCAACAAGACCACCGCTGGTGATGGCCTTAACGGTGCCTCCATTGACATAACGCCTGCTCACTACGGCGTTTCCTGCTACATCATTAAGGGAGGGTAGTTGTACATCCAGGTATTTGTTCATTGTGACGAGCCCTCGCAGCTTGACGCGGCAAAGGTCGCTATGGAGCAGGTCGCTGAGGAGCTTCGCACCAGGGAGATCGCAGGTTCAACAAGTAACTACGTCTCAGTGCAGCTAAACGCCAGCCACGCGTTTAACACTGGTGCAACGGTTCCGGACGCCAAGGACCTTTAGTGGCTGTTGAGTGGCAAAACGGTATCCCGATCCTGACCGACCAGTCGCTGATCGGGGACGTCCCTGAGTACACGCAGACGCTTTCGGCTCTGATGGCAGGGGTCATGCCTATTGGCTTGATTCAGCCTTACGTCGGGACTGACGTTACCTCCTTGCAGCCTTATTGGCTGCTCTGCAACGGGGCAGCTATTCCTGCTGGCGACAGGTACGATGAACTGCGTAACCTAATCGGCAGCAACTGGGGCGGCAAGTTGCCGAACCTGCAGGGCCGCGCCCTTATTGGCGCTGGGACGGGCTCCGGACTCACGGCGCGCACGGTCGGCCAGCAGAACATAGGTAAAGAGCGGCACGCGATTACAGAAGCAGAAATGCCATCGCACAGGCACTCCATCAACGGAATTCGTTCCGACATTTCCGGTTTGCACTTCCACCCGCATCACGGCGTGGTAGCGGCAGGACAGGAGAACTACGCCGCATCGGGCTACACCATCGCCGACCCAATCAATTACACGGGTGGCAACCAGACCCACGAAAACATGCAGCCGTCAGCTGTTGTCAACTTCATCATCCTCGCGGCAATTAAATAGGAGTACTTAGATGCACTTTTCAGTTACCGTTAACGACGTTGGTGTCAGCGCTCTTATTGATGGAACTCAGGATGAGCTTGCCAAGTTTGATGCCGAGCGGTTGAACGCCAACGTACGCGCTCTCGAATTTGTCCCAGACGACGCTCACGTTCACCTGACCATTGTCAGCGCAAACACCCATGAGTACGACTTCCCTGTTAAGTGACCTTTATTCTCTGGGGAACAGGTGCAGGGAACAAGGTTGATTTCTCTGCGTCCTTCAATCTCGTATCCGATTTCCACCTCACCTGGGATGGAAGTGGAGACGGTGATCTTGGAGTTCACCCAGGAGAGTTCGTTTTCCGGGGAGAGAGCTTCTTCTTTGCAAAGAAACGTATTGAGCGAGACCAGAGAGTTAAATTCCTTGAACCTGACGTCTTCAGAATTGGAACAGGTGGACCAGAACTTAGCGAGCCTGTACAGGCAGAATTCCTCGAGCCGACGCTATTCGAAGTCGGTGCGCCGGACGTTTGGAGCGGTGGGATCTTTAATCCTCGGGATCCTATTTCTGACGTTGTGGGATCTGAGCGCGACGAAGTCAGTGAGGTCTTCGTACCTTGATTAACACCCAGGGAGACAACAATGGCCCGAGCCCCGATCTCGAGCACAACAGCACTGGGCCGCAGGGAGGGCAGCAGGCAGGCAAGTACGCCGCGCTCTACCGCGGGGAGATCACCCGGAAAAAGACGCTTGCCCAGCGACTGGTGGAGCTTCTGCGTGATGGCAAGGAGATCCAGAAGACTGAGCGGACCAGGTGGCAGCGAAACCGGTTGATGTACCGGGGTGAGCAGTACCTGCGTGTCGTGAACAACAGTGTCCGAACCCTGGCCCCCAGCGACAAGCTGCCCAATGGCAGGCGACGTGACACCGTGAACATGATCAAGCCGTTTGTTGATGGCCGTGTTGCCACGATCACGTATCAGCGGCCCCCGTTCAAGGTCCTGCCTAACAGCAACGAGCAAGACGCCCGTGACGCTGCTCGCCTTGCAACCAACTTCCTGAGGGCGATGTGGGACGTCAACGGGTGGGACCTGGACCGTAAGTTCCGCGAGCTGAACATCACTGCTGAGATCGACGGTGTCAGCTTCCTCAACGTCTACTACGACCGCTTCGGCGGCGACGCTACTGACGTCTTCACCGATCTCACCACGGGCCAGCCGATCAGCGATCCGCAGACTCTTGAGGCGATGCAGATCCAGGACCCGCTCGGCCAGGGCGGCACCTGGAAGAAGGAGACCGTCCACCAGGGCAACGTGGTCTTCCGTGTCGTGCGGCCTGGGAACCTTGCGGTTGACAGCGTGTCGCAGAAGTTTGAGGACTGCCGCTGGATTATTGAGTCGCGTGTGGTCAGCCGTGACTACGTTGAGCGCGAGGCAGGTATGACGATTGAGCAGCTGCTCGCACGCTCGAAGCAGCAGGTCGGAGAGGTCAAGTACGGCCAGGGCGAGAGCCGCCCGGCTCTGCCTGCCCAGCAGAACCTTGAGGACGAAGACGGCACCCAGCGGAAGATCTCCTCAGACGCGGTGCTTATCCACGAGATCTTCCTCAAGCCGACGTCTGAGAACGGCGACTTCCCGATGGGCCTGCACGCCAAGTGGATCGATGCAGCCTTTGGTGACCCCTACGTCGCTGAGCCCTGGGGCCACGACCTGCCGTACAAGCCGTATACCCCCCGCCCAGACGGTGGCCACTACATGCGTGCCCGAGGCACAGTGGACGAGCTTGCTCCGGTCCAGGTTCGCTGGAACCGAACCCTCAGCCAGGTTGGTGAGTGGCTTGACCGCGTCGCCCGTCCGCCTCTTGTTGTTGCCGCTGGAGCCCTCCGTTCCAAGTCGGTCTACAACGAGGAAGGCGTCGTGCAGGTGCACGGCGGTTACCCCGAGCCCCACTTTATGACTACGCCGAGCGAGCCGTCAGCTGTGCTTTCCAACCACCTGGATTGGCTGCGTGGCGTGATGGCTGAGATCTCGACCCAGCACGACGCTGCGCGAGGGCAGGCTCCCGGTAAGGGGATCGAGGCCGCTGCTGCGCTGAACATGCTGGTGCAGCAGAACGAGCAGAACCTCAGCGCCACCGCCGCGGAATACGTGGCTGTGCTGGAGTGGGGATGCTCCACGGCGCTTAAGGCTGTTGCGCAGAACTACACCTTGCCCCGGATGGTCCAGCTGCCCGGTATGGACGACGCCCACGACCTGGTTGCCTTTATGGGCTCGAGCCTCAAGGGTGCCCATCAGTTCAAGGTCACGGGTTCGATCCTGCCTAAGCAGCGTGCAGCCCAGCTGCAGACGATCATGGGTATGGCGCAGTACGGCGGTATCGATATCCGCTCCTGGGCCACCGAGCTTATTGAGGACGACGTAGACGGGATCGTCAAGCTTGAGCGCGCTCAGGAGCAGCGCCAGAAGCGAGAGACTTCCAAGATCTTGGCGCTGGGTACCCTGCCGGACCGCGACCAGAAGTTCCAGGAGCTGCAGCACCTTGTTACCCAGTACGGGACAATGGCTATGGAGCTCGGTCCCGAGGAACTTGAGGCACGGGGTATCAAGCCCCCGACCCTGGCCAACGTCGGTGTGGACGTCCCGACGCCGGACTACTTCGACAAGGACGAGGAGCACATTTTCGCTATGCAGGAAACCCTGCTCAGCGACGGTTACGAGGCCCTCCACCCGCTGGTCAAGCAGGCGCTGCGTGAGCACCACATGGCTCACCTCCAGCGCATTGGCCAGCGACTGGACCAGAATGCCTCGCTGCATGGCGGTAGCAGCGACGGTGCACGACCAATGCAGCCGCCGAACTCTGAATCAGGAGACAAGAAGCCAAATGGCAACGAGCAGCAGCAGAAGCCAGGGGACGGCGGAGACGAGCAGCAGCAAGGCCCGCCAAAGCAAGAAGGAAACCAGCCCCCGGCAGACCCTGGAAATTAAGAGCGTTTTCCCGCCCGGTTTCGAGCGGGACACCAAGGCTCTTTTGATGCTCAGGGAGTACGGAGTTGTGACCCGCGCGGAGGTTCGAGAGAACATCCAGCGTCTTGGTGTTGAGCTCCACCCTGACCCCGAGTACGTGGTTCCCCAGATGGTGGATTACCTGTACGAGGACTCGGAAGAGTATGACTACGACGTCCAGGAGGACGACTAATGATCGATGAGACAAGCGGCGTTGCCCCTGAGGAGGGCGGCGAGTCTCCTGAGCCACAGGGTGAGGAGCAGCCAAACCCTTGGGGTGCTTGGGAGCAGGCCGGTGTAGACCCCCAGCTGAACCCTTACGAGGTTCGTCAGTACATGGACTGGGTGAGCGATCTTCAGCAGCCCGAAACCCACGAGCGTGCTCTTGAGCAGGCGATGCAGCAGTGGGGCCACCTCGGAGAGGGGGAGAACCTCTCGGACCTGATTGCAATCCGCGATCAGCTGCGTCACGAGCGAGAGAACCCGTTTGAGTCTATTAACCAGACTCCCTACGAGAGCGATGAGCAGCACTTCCAGCCGCACGAGCAGGAAGCCATGTACCAGCAGGAGCAGGAGTTTCAGAACTACATCGACCCCAACGAGCTGCGTCAGGTGTGGCAGCAGGACATGCAGGAGCAGCTGCAGCAGGAGCGGGAGCAGATGGCCCAGGACATGGAGGCCGAGCGGATCGTCAACGACCTGCACATGCAGCTCGACCGGCTCGCCGACAAGGAGGGCCTGGAGGACCAGGATAAGCAGATGATCTGGAACCTTGCGGTTCAGCAGATCACCCAGCAGGATCTTGAGCCTGACGACTTGCCTGGGATCATGGACCACACTTTCAACCAGCTGAACGATATGTACGCGCGGAAGTACGCCAAGGCTGCGGGTAAGGCTCCCAGGGCTTCGACCGGGGGTAGCGCAGCGGCAGCTCCGGGCCAGCCTAAGGGCGGCGGTCTTGAGGCAGCTATGCGTCGCACGGCAGACCTGATGGGTCTGGACCCGGACGACGTCTAGCATTTTGCAAGACACTTTGTGCGTTAAAGCACTTAGTTTGAAGTAAAAAAGCGAGGTTCGTGCGGTGTAATTAACTCCGCACGAACCTCGCGGCGGTGTTACCTCATTGGGTGGGTGACGGTGCGGTTCCGGTAGCGGTAAGCGGAAGACCGCTGCCGTAGAAACCCCGTTATCCACCCAAGGAGGTGAAGCATGAGTCTCGAGACGATGAATAACCTGGCTTACGACATTTGGGAGCCGGGAATCAACGATGAGCTCGAGAATGAGCAGGGCTCCATGTACGCCTGGCTGAACAAGTCCTCTAAGCAGGTCTACGGCCGTCGTACCAAGATGAAGTTCCTGATCGGTCGTTCCCTCGGTATCAACAACATTCCCGAGGCGGGCGACTTCCCGATTGCTGGCGACCCGGTGCACGACGAGGTTGAGATCACCCTCAACCGACTTGCTGCCACCACTGAGTTCACCCTTGAGGAGATCGACCTCCTCAACGGCCGTGACGCAGGGGCCCTGCCCGTCGTCCAGCACAAGCTCGACGACCTGGTCCGTACGCTCCGGCGTGACGTGATCCGGCAGACCTGGGGCGATGGCTCAGCCACGCTGGCCCGTGCCGCAGGCGCAGTGACCGTTGTCGACTCCACGACCATTACGTTCGAGGTGTCGGCAGACGACACGGTGCAGTACGACCGTGACCGTTTCCTCTGGCTTGAGGAGAACGGCATGCTGGTGGACTTTGCAACGCCGCTCGACATGACCGGCGCTACCACCAACGTGCAGGACTGGGGTCCGGGTTCCTTCCCGGACAGCTCGACCTACACGGCTGAGTACGGTCTGCACAACTCGACTCCGGGCCTGTACTCGGCTGTGAAGCCTGCTGCCGCTCGGATCGTCGGTATTGACCGCGCGACCAACACGGTCACGGCCAAGGTTGCCGACAGCTCGGACGCGGTTCTCGCAACCGTGGCCGCTGGCGACCACATTGTCCGTCGCGGCAACGTGCAGTCTTCGGTCCACTCCCCCAACTGGCCCCTGTGGCTCCGTGACCCGCGCCTTGCGGGTACGTCCGCAGTTGCTGGTGGCGACTTCGCTTCGATGGAGTTCCCTGGTATCCAGG